TATGGGTCTTTTATCATACAAATTAGACTTTGCAAACTGTCCATCTGCATGATTATAGTGCAGAAATACTTGACCACATAATTGGCCTTCAAAAGGCTCTCTCCAATGCTCTAACTCGCATCCAGAGTAAATAAGCATATCTCCTGGCTCTAAGTGCACTTTTACACCTTTAGGGGCTCCAGGCCTATGTATCTCTTTATACTCGTCTATGACGTTGTCAGACCCCGTAGGATCGATAAATATGGGCCAGTTGTCTCCACCTAGGTTTAGTGTGGTGGATATCTCACAGCTAGGTCTATCTTTGTGTCTTCTTAAGATATTACCTTTTCTGTAAAGTCTTGTGTATGAGTATGTTGGTATTAATTTAAGTCCTGTTTTCTTTTGCATAATATCTATGGTTTTAATTAATAATGTTTCCATAAATCTATCAGCATATTTAGCGTAAGAGTTTGGAACCTGTGGGTCTTTAAAAGTACCTATAAGTTTATTACCTGCATGAGTTACACCATTATTTAACATCCAATAATCTGCCTCTGCTGATATTTGTAAATACCTATACGCTATGTCTGCTATCTCCTTAGATATGGCACCGCGTATAACTTGATATTTATTTTTCTTAAAACTCATATTTGTATAAAATTGTAAGATACAGATATTCTCCAATTTTTTTCACCTTTGTCTGTATTCATGTTTATATCAACACCGTGAGGAAGCCAAGATGGAAAAAAGATCATACGTCCTTCTAGTGGTTCATAAGCACAAACTCTCCATAACATTTCTGGTAAATTATCTACTCTTCTGGGCATATGTTGGTTTGGTCCTGGTCTAGGATCTTCTAAAAATAGTTTGCCTGAATTCTTAGGTACTTTGATATAATATACACCTGACCACATTGAGTTAGGATGTGTATGTGTTTTATTATAGCTATAGGTTGGATTAATATTAGCCCACATATTACCAAGTCCTAGTTTACCTGTAATACCAAAATCTTGATTGCATTCATAAGCCATTTTAAATAATTCATCTATAAGAGGTTTGTATTCTTTTCTCTTATCCATATCTGTTTTACTATGCCAACCAAAACCAGAGTTTGTTTTCTTCTCTCCTTCAGGATCTGCCTTACGCCACTTCTTTATTTCTTTAAATAAATATTTATTAAGTTTTTTAGCGTTGGGTATGTCCTTAAAATAAATAGCAGTTGGAAATAATATTTTTCTTTGTAGTTGGCTCATTTGAACGGTGGTCCTCCAAACCACATGACTAATGATTTTCTAACTCCCTTTTTAACTGGAGCTACTTTATGCCTTAAAAATGATGCAAAGAATATAGCTTGTCCTTGTTTTAAAGGTAGAGGTTTAGCATCACCCATCTCTGAAAAAAGAAGATCTCCACCTGTAAATTCTGACGGATCTGATAACAATAATGTCATAGATATTTTACGGATTGGGTTCTGACCATCTTGACCAAAAGCGTTTAAATCCATGTGCCAATCATAAAAACCTTTTTTGGGATATACCGTAAACTGTGCAGGCTCTGTTAGTCTTATACCATCAAAATAGAAATGATTTAAATTTACAATAGATAATTGATTCTCAATGACTTTATACATTTGTGGTAATTTTTTAAAAGGTATCCAAGATATAGTCGTCACTCGTTTCTTAGTATCGTACGCACCTTTTGCACCGCCGCCTACTTTAGCTTGTTCAGGTTCACATTGATGACCGGCATCAATAATCATTTTACATTGTTCAGGTGTAAAAAGGGGTTGTGTTGTTTTAGCAACATATGATTGCCATTGAGGCATTCTTGGTATCATTCTAATTGTCCTTTTCCAGTTCTTGAAGCCACAGGGTTGTATTCAACATCTACATTACAAACTAATGTTCTTCTTGTTTCTTTGGTTCCATTAAATGGATATACGCAGTGTCTCATATCATACGGAAAAACATAAAAGTCTCCTATTTTCATATCAGGTGAATAATCTGTTTTAGAAAACTGTCCATTAGCTGAACCAATAATTTGTAGTCTACCATTCATAGGTTTATCAGGAGCGGAGTATTCTATACCTGTTTCTTTTGGTAATTTTAAAACCATAACAGACGATAGACCTGAATAGAGTTTACCTTGATGAATGTGCACAGGATTATATTCGTCAGCTTTCATTTCATTAACCCAAATAGAATTTATAGATCTTTGATTTTCACCTATTTTGTTCCATTTAAGATAATGATCAAATATAGAATCAAACCACTGAAGTATATCTCGTGGTAAAAAACTATGTGGATGCATTTTATTATTATTAGGACCCGCATAAAATAAAGATACTTCATCTTGTATTTTACCTACCAACTGTTTGTTTGCTTTAGGTAATTGTTTTTTTTGTCTTTCGTAAATTTCATTAAGACCTACAAATATTTCTAAAGGGACTTGATATTTTAAAACGGTCTGACCTAAAAATACAAAATCAAATTTCATTTTTCTTCCTAATTTCTGTTGCCGATATAGATTCTATTTTTTCTGGTAAAGATATTTTTTCTATCGCATATCCAACGTCTCTACCATAACATATGTTTGTAATATTTGGAACTCTTATTACTATGTACTTGCCATAATATGGCCTTAATTTTTTATCTATTTTTCTTTTTACAGTTTTAAATGGATATGGATTTTTTTCACCTGTGCAAGATCTAACCATAATCACCACCTGACCTGTTTTTTCTAATATCTTTTTAAACAACTCAAAATGACCATCGTGAAAGGGTTGGTATCTTCCTAGCATTTGAGCAGTGGGTTTATTGTAGTCTATCACGAATCTCCTTTATAACATGGTCGTAATTAAAATCTGTAATTTCAAATGTACAATGACTAGGTTTCTCAAACATCTTATTGGTGTCATCATATCTACCTTCTTTAATCGTATTCATCCAAATCTTAATATCATAGTCGTGTCTGTTTTGATCGTAAGGGCAAATAAAATCTACAACAGCTGGACCATCTGCTAAGTTTGCTAAACAATACATTCGCTCTGCTTGACGGAACCTTCCCTCCATAGAAAAATCCCAATCGTTAAACATCTTTCTAATTTCATCAGCGTTAAAATAAGCCATGTTAACAGCAAGTTGTCTTGCAAATGTAGTTTTACCCGAACCTGGTAGTCCGAAAACTAATATCTTAGATGAATTTAATTTTCCCATATGTCTGTATAATTTCTTGTGGTAGCACTTTTGTAATATCTCTTTTTGTTTTTGTCAAAGATTTTGTTTTTATAGTATGCATACCTTTACCAAACATTGTGTCATCATATTTTAAACCATTTACTTGCACTTGTTTAAAATTTTTAAACCTGTGTTTATATTTTGGTATACCTAAAAATTTGTATATTCTATTAATTGTTTCCTCTGGTTTATCCACAATCTCATTGTAGTCTACAAAAAGAACATGGTGTTTGTTTTCTGGTTTTAATAAATGACTCATGCATTTTAATTCTTTTACTATTTGTCCTTTAGGATTCATAAGCTCATGACAAGCTTGTATTGGTGTTCCTAGCCTTCTAATGTAATTATCAGGTGTTTTACTTGCCCACTCTATCCATGAAGCTAAAACCTCTAATATAGGTCTTACTAAAAATATAATCTTTATATTAGGATCTAAATGTTTTTTTACTAATTTTAAATTAGCCTCCGTTCCAGCAGGTCCACGATCTATAATATATTTATAATCCCAATCTTTGTAGTAATTATCAAAGACTGCACTTAAAACATTATCTAATGATTTGTGGTCTGGAAAGTTTTGAAATACATCTGTTCTTTTTAACAAAAATAAATCTTTTATTATTTCAAGAGTAATAGAATTAGGTGTGCAACATATATTAGGGTTTTGATTTAATATTGACGTAAGAATAGTATTACCTGCTCTAGGTAAACCAGCAAGAAAAAATATTTTTTTACTTGGTGATCTTTTTAGTTTTTTTGGCATCTAACGATAATGTATTTTCTCTCAGTCCTTTTTCTAAAGCCTCTAACTGTCCTAATACGTTAAACACCTCTGGCTGTGATGTACCAGGAGTTATAGTCTCTTTCTGTCTTTGCAATCTTAATAGATATGATTTAGCTTGATGTGTATTGACGTCTTTCTTATCAAAGTTACCATCATCAAACTCTTTTTTAAGTTTAGACCAAGTAGCAACTTCTCTCATTCTATGTTTAGCAACAAGTTCC